GCCCTCCGCATACGGTCTTTCGACCGCACTCCGCTACACTCAGGTAGCGGAGCCCATCCCGACATTGATACGAACGCGTCGGGGGCGTCCAGAACGCTCTAAATGCTTCGGATCAAGAATGGGTTGGCTCCCACGCTTGAGGAAGTGCTTGAGAAGCGCCTCGTAACCGGTTATTTCATTCCGGGGAAGAGGTCCCTCACTCGTAGCGCCCCAGACCATGGGGCGTTGCAAGTCAGGGTCAGTCCAGTCAGTCTGATGACCTTCTGGTCTGAGCCTACCAAGAACAGGACTAGTGATTTCCACGAATGGAAAAGGTATTAACCTCTCGATGTAGCAATCGAGCCACTTCACGGGGGCATCAAATCCCGCGAGATACAACTGATTCCGCAAGGAAACAGTTGATATCAGTCCTTCAGCGTCCTTCCGTGAGGTAGGGAACTCAGCACGCATTCGAACGATGGAAACGTCCGTTCCTGCGTACCAGTCCTTACCACAACTCTCTCTAAACCTTCCGGTCCAGAAAGACTTGTTCTTTCCCACCACAAAACCGAAGTTTTCTAGTGAGGCAATCACGGATTGCACATATTCTACGGGGACGACAATGTCATCCCCATAGATGCGTACTCTGCCAACGAAGGACTTCAAATCCTTCTTTGACAGCTGGTGTCCTAAGCACTTTTCAATTCCAACAAAGACTACGGTCAAGAAGACCAAGGCCTCCATAGGAAAGCAAAGTGCTGAACCCATCGACGCAAATTTCTTGAGCTCAAGAGTTATCCCAAGCTCAGGAATTACAGCCTTCTGAGACCTGCTGGCCTGCACAGCCTCACTCACGTGAGGAAAGCGTGTCAGCATGGTCTTGATCAAGCTGTTAGAAACACGATCAGATGCCTCACTCAAATCAAGTGTGGCTAGGGAACCGTCTATGGAACCCTGACGAGCGAGTTGCTGGTTTATCTCTTGCGAGCCAGCACCGTCGTATCTGATGAAGTATGAGAGGAGGTCATCTCTCTCATAGCCTTCAACGATTAACTCGTGAAGGCCTTGTTGCACATATTGCATGTGAACAGGCTCCATCGCGATTACTCGCGGTGTTTCTAGCGTTTTAGGCACAGTAATCACCTTTGCGGGTGGTTCCTGGCCGGGTTCGTGGAAAGTGACATGGCTGGTGTCGTACTGACTCCAGCTCGAAGTAGCAGTCCCTACGTAAGGGAAAAGCCCTTCGAGTCTCTCGGTCCACTCGTGGTGTAGGTATTTCTCATTACCTATTTTACCACTAGCTGTGGATCCGGAACCATGCTTAGGAAGGAACTCCCCTCGCCAGACCTTGCGGTCTAGCTCGGACCAGAGATCCCTCCCAAGGAGATGATGTATACGGTCAAAGTCCAGCTTATCACTAAGCTGGACACACCAATTGTCATCGCCCACTTCCAACTCACATTGGATGAACTTCTGTAACGCGGCCGTTGTTCTGTCATTTGAACAGTCCAACTTGATCTTGGCGAACATCAGCGTTAGCTGGCGTACCGCCCAGATTGCCGAACTACTAGGATTATCCAATAGTTCACCAGTCCTACGGTTGAACACCTGATCTAGGAAACCTCCGAGAAATCGGGGGGTACCAAGATGTTTGCCAAAAGAAGCAAACATTGAGGGATCGACTCGTCCAATGTCAAGGGCCTTAGTAAAGTCCTTGCCAAAACGAGCCAGGGATATCGTGAGAAACGACATCCCTTCATGTTCAAACCGCTGCAAGATTGTTTTAAGATCTTGCTGGGTACTAGTGCCGCATCGATTCCCGAGTTCCTCGAGAATCAGCTGATAGAATGACATAAGGCTTTTCAAGACGGCTCCTTTCTGGGGGCCTATTCTTCCAATAGCTATATGTCACTTCACCTCACAAGATGAGAGAGTTGTTAGCTCTCACCACCCAGGAGCTTGACGAGAACCGCCGAGCTCGATGCATTGAGCTGCGCAATGAGGCCATCAAAAATAGCCTTCTTGTCAGCTGCAGTGTAACCGGTGTTCGAGAAATCGAACGAAACCATCACCGTGCCACCAACCTCGCGGTTGAGGGCCGGCTGCGTAGGATCGGGTACAGTCTTCGAGACCTGTACACGAACCTCGTCCCGGACTCGCTTGTTGTAGAAATGACGTGCACGAAGCACAGTCAGTCCATCAGCAGAGCGATAAATGGATTCCGCTCCATCCGTACTCGTACGGGGGAGAGGGATCGCAGTACCGGAAATGGTTACGGTCTGAGGATCAGCAAACATAATAGCATCATTCTTTCAGATTGGTGTGGTCAGAAGAACCCCTGACCGGGCTTCTCTGCTTAGGCAATTTAACCTATCAGAACCTACTGGTACGGCTAAGGCCGAGTGCAGTGAGGATGGCGCTTTGAGTTTCCGTGAGGTCACTCCAGGTAACGCCGAACCCGTAAGGAAATGCATGTGCGCGAGCTTTACGCTCGTACTTTGCAATCGTTTCGATACGATTGATCGGAACGTCGTTATAGCCGCTGGATGCGGTTACACGACACCCCGTGAGAATGTATTTGTTCTCAACCAAAGTATGGTGCATGATGTACCCGTACTGCATTATAATTCTGTCCGACCCCATTCGGGAAAGGTTCGATACTGCGGAACCCGCAGAAACAAACCAATCGAACAGCCAAGTCCACGCTGATAGGTTCCAGATAACTTCTGGAGTGGGTTTTACCCCGATGAGACGGTCAGTCTCATCGAGAACTCTTATGGACTTCTCTAACAATGTATCTCCTTGCGGGATATATTGCTGAAAAGCCCCAGAGAACCACCACTCGGACTCAGTCCGGGTGACCCTTGTCAACGTGCCTGAAGAGATACCACCAGCATACAGATTACCCCAGCTTCCGGGCCGGGCTGTAGTGCTCATTACGGTGGTTGCTACTGTCTTTTCAGGAGGATAGTTATATCTACGCCTGACTCGACGATTCCCATCGCGAGTCATCTGCTGAATAACTTGAGCTTGACTACGTGCAATACGTGCCAAGCCAGTGAGATCAGATACTAGTGGTTTTACTCCGAACATGAAGTTCAGATATTCGCCGGAAAGCTCCTTAACAGGACGCCTCCAGCCCATTAGTAGCTGAGCTCCAGGGATAGACGGCAAGCCGTCTTTCCTCAACTCACCAGCAGCAAGGAGTAGATCTACTTCAGACTGCCCAGGCATTGAACGCTTAATCGCGTCCGATCCCTTAGCAAACATCTGTACAACTTCAGCTTCACGCTGGACATCCGTCTGAAACGGTGTCATAGCGCCCGCAACTGCCCCGTAGGCCAGGAGCGGACCCGTGTAGAAGAAGCCAAAAGGTCCCTTACCGCCCATCTGGACGAAAGGGTGAGAATTGACAACATGTCGTTTCTCGGAAAAGAAAGGACCAGAGCCCCAATCTTGAGAATCAAGAAGGGCTTTAGCCGCTTTCGCCGCCTTTTGGTACTGTACAGGTAGTGTCTTATCTGCATTCCAACGTTTTACGGTTGGCCACAGAGATGGACTTGTCTTGGAGTAGGTCGCTTGACGGAAGCCCTCAAGTATGCACTGTTTAGGTGTATACGTGTTGGCCGGAACTCCGTTAGGAGCGTAATCACCATAAGCGATTACACCCGGATACAACTCATTTGAGCGGTATCTCCAGTCATGCGTCATAACCAATTCCTAACTTCCTTGATGTGAATACGCGTGAACGCATCCACGCGAGAGATCTTTAGGGTTCTACCTAAAGATCGGCACTAGTGCCAGGGGCCCCTCC